TTATAAGTTTTCATCATCGGTAATAAACCATCAGATTGTCCACCAGTTCCTTTAATATATGAGCCCTTAGCACGAACATCATGTACGTGTAATCCAATACCACCAGCCCACTTAGAAATCTTTGCAACATCTTTAATGGTATCAAATAGACCATCAATATCATCACCTTTATTTCCAATTAAGAAACAAGAAGACATTTGTGCCTTACGAGTTCCCGCGTTGAATAATGTGGGTGTTGCATGTGTATAAAAGTGTTGTGATAAATCATCATATATTCTAAGTGCGGTTTCTAAATTACCTTTACAAATACCAACAGCAACCCTCATATACATGTATTGAGGTCTTTCAACCACTCTATTGGCAATCTTTAAAAGATAAGACCTTTCTAATGTTTTATATCCAAAGTAATCAAAATCTAAATCCCTTTCTTGGTGAATTGCACCATCTAAAGATTCTTTATTTTCCATTACAAACTTATAAACGTCATCGTCAATCAATGAAGACTCTTTACCTGTTTTCGGTTCAACAAAAGAATATAGTTCTTTAATACATTGTGAAAACTTTTTATGTGTTGTCTTATGTAAATTAGATACCGCTAAACGACCTGATAATTTTGCATAATCAGGATGTGTGGTAACCATTGCTGCGGCGGTTTCCGCAGCCAACACATCTAACTCAGTTGTAGTTATGCCGTCATATATACCTTGAGTTACTTTTAAAGTAACATATGTTGGGTCAATATATTCTAAATTTAAATCACTACAAAATACACTAATTCTTCTCGTTATTTTGTCATACCTCATTTCCTCCAAGGATCCATCTCTTTTTTTTACTTTCATCTTCTTTATTTAAATTTTAAAAATCCATATCCTCATCAAATGCTGAATTTAAATCTTCAGCAACATTATTAACACCAGCCTTTTGATATTCTGCAACTCTTTTTTCAAAGAAATTAGTTTTACCTTGTAATGCGATATTTTGCATAAAATCAAATGGATTTTCAGAATTATAAACTTTAGGTACACCTAATGCATCTAACAATCTATCCGTTACAAATTCAAGATATTGAGCCATTAAATCTGAATTCATACCAATTAAACGAACAGGTAATGCTTCGAGAATAAATTCCTTCTCAATCTCCAATGCCCCACAAATGATTTCTTTAATTCTTTCTTTTGAAAGTTTATTATCAATATGGTTATTATATAAATGACAAGCGTAATCACAATGCATACCTTCGTCACGAGAAATCAATTCATTTGAAAATGTTAAACCCGGCATTAAACCTCTTTTCTTCAACCAAAAGATTGAACAGAATGAACCTGAAAAGAAAATACCTTCAACCGCGGCAAATGCAATAAGTCTTTCGGCAAAACTACCTTTCTCAATAAACTTCATTGCCCAATCGGCCTTCTTTTTAATGGCTGGTATTGTTTCTACCGCACGAAATAACTTATTTTGTTCTTCTTTATCTTTAATATATGAATCAATCAATAATGAATACGTTTCACTATGAATATTTTCCATCATAATTTGAAAACCGTAAAAGAATTTTGCCTCTGTGTATTGAACCGCATTAACAAAATTCATCGCAATGTTCTCGTTAACAATACCATCTGATGCTGCAAAAAACGCTAATACATGTTTAACAAAATGTTGTTCGTCATCATTCAATTTATTATCCCAATCGTTAATATCTTGAGCTAAATCGATTTCCTCTGCGGTCCAAAAACACGCTTCTTGTTGTTTATATAGTTTCCATAAATCGTGATGTTCGATTGGAAAAAGGACAAAGCGTCCAGGGTTATCTTGTAATATTTTTTCTATCATAATTTTTTTTTTGATTGTTAAACTCTTGGTTTTACTTTTTGTATTCTTTGGAAGGCTTCTGCTGCCCTATCTACATTATTTCGAACTCTATCTTGTTCGTGACCTAATAATGTATTTTGTGAATCCGTATCAATAACTAAAAATTCGTTATTGAATTTACAGTTGGTGAATACCACACCATCTCTACCGATACGTGACTTAACTAACGTAAGTGTTGCTAAGTTTTGGTCTTTTTGTTCTAACGATTTTGCAATCGATAATATTACGTGTGCGATTTGTGCTTTTTTGATTGAACCTCCCATTTGGTCTCCTGTTACAACTTCAGAAGAAATTGATTCTCGGTTACCTTGTGTGGCGGTCCATATTGCCATGTTAAACTCACCAGTCATAGACTCTAAACTTCTCATAATAGATCCTTCACCTTTCCACTCTTCTCCGTTTGTACTTCTTTCGGCGGTAAGACAGTCTACATAATCTAATACTAATAAATCAACTTTAATACCATCCGATGTCATTTTTCTCAATCTAGATTTAATATCTGAAATTGTAATGTTATCAGACGGAAATTTCATAAGATTAATAGTTCCTACTGATCTTTCTTGTGCCTCTTTAATCTTTTCTTTTACTTCTTCTATATGTTCAGGTTGTTCATCAGGAGCAATACCTGACCAAATAGTATAGTGTTTACGTTTTATGTTACCAACGTTATCTTCAAAAAATATTTGAACAACGTTTAAACCAAGATTATATGCTGTGTTGGCGAATTTTGTTAATAAGGTTGTTTTACCTGTACCAGTTGGAGCAAGTACTACACCTAATTCACCTCTACCTAAACCACCTTTTAATAAATTATCAACACCCACAATTCCTGTTGGAATTGGTAGTCTAAAGTCTTTTTCTAATGCTGCGTCTATATCGTGAAAAACGTCAAGGACCTCGTCATTTGAAATACCAACCTGTAAAGCCTTTTTGATAATCTCTTCAATTTTACTATAAGCTTCGAATTGTCCGTTTTCAATAATATTTTGTACAGATTTTAATTCCCTTTTAAGGTTTTGTTGTTTGCAAAAATTCAAGGCGGTATCCTTAACGTATGCAGTATCTTTTGAATCGTCCTTTATCGCCTCTAATGTGTCAACGTGAACTTTGGAGGAGTCTTTGTTTCCACCTTCAGCCATAACTTTTTGAGATAATGTGTGATAATCGGGTAACTTTTCGTATGTCTTATACAATTCTTTAATGTTTTCCATTAAAAATTTAAAGGAATTGTTCTCAAAATACTTACTCTCTAAAACATCGATAATTGTTTCACCATATTTTTTATCTTCTATGATTGCCTTAATAAGCGATTGCTGAAATGAAAACCCTAAATAACCAAAATTCTTTTCTTCCATGTCTATTATTTTATATAAATTTTTAAATTTTACAGTTCGTAGTGTAAATACGTCGTCTCTAAATCATAAGCGGATAAAATGTCAGTTAAATCTGACAAAACTCTCTTAAGTTTTGGACGAATATCTACCGTGTATCTAACCTTTGGGTGGTAATAGTACGCCGGAAATATCCTAGAAATAAATACGTCGTCACCTAACTTTATTTCCAATAAAAAGTGTTCTTTTTCTTGCTCATTCGAATCTTCCACATACTCAGAAGAGAGGATAAAGTTTTGATTTTCACTCATATAATCGGAAGTTTTTATTTTCAAATCTTCGCTAATATCTTCGCAAATATTTTTTATGTAATAATGCATATCCATCGATCTTCTTGCTTGTGGATTATGATCTTTTACATTAAAGAATCTTTGACATACGATGTTCCCACCTAAACTAAGTAGAAATTCGAATTTTGTGATGTCCATTTGTTGGTTACTCATAGTTTTTAATTTTAATTGTCCTTTTATTTTTTTCTTTTCTTGTTAATCTAAGAAAGGGATTTAAGAAATTAGTCCAAGCATCGTCTGATTTTGGTAATACTTGGAAGAGTCCGTCTTCCATCATCATTTTCATAGTATTTTTATATGACCGTCCTTCGGGGTCTAAATTTTCATTGATTAATGCAATTATATTTTCTTTTGCTTCATCTGTTAATAAGGGTTCATCAAGACTTACAATTCTGTTATTGATTTCGTAAAACTCCTCCCCAAAAACACCATGTTTGGTTACACCTGTTAGTAAATTCCTAAGTAACCAATTGTGTTTGTCATCTTCAAATAAAAGGTTTGTTTTTTCTCTGATTTCTTCT